CGGCTCGAAATCAGCGACGTCTTTTTTGAACTTCGCGATCATGCGCTGCAGATCAATCGGTTCGAATTCGCCAGCCTTAGATCCGAAACTAGGGAGCATCGGACGCTCACCAGTCGCTGTCTCGAGAATCGTCTGCAATGCTTCCTCAACACACGTGGTGCCGTTCGAGAGCGCGAGCCGTCCGGTAGTCGTCAACGTAAGCGGATACGAAATACCCTGCCCGAAGAAACCGCCGGTGGGTGACGGCGTTTGAATCGCGCCAGGAGTGCCGACGGTTGTTGCCATGATTTAACCTGTAATCCAGAAGGTGCGACCGTCGTTGGCATCAGCCTGAGCAGTCACGCCGATGTCAACCTGCCATTCCAGCTTAACGACATGCGTGCCAGTCGTGAGTGACACTGGCGCGCAAAACATGAACTTCAACTGTTGATTGACGGTGTTGAAAAACAACCTCTGAGCTGTTGCCGGTTGTCCCGCAGGTGCCGAGCCGTCGACGTTAAAGCGAAAGAACACGCGCCCGCCGCCGACCGTAACGTAACAACTGCAGATACACCATAACCAGTATGTCTTGGCGATGGGAATGGACGGCGTAGTCCAAGTCGGAAATCCTGTAGTCGTACCATTGCCGACTGGGTTGTATGCTGTAATCGAATACCCGCCGGCAATCGGTCCCAGACTTGCCGCGTCACTAATGAAAGTGGGGCCAAGACCGCCGAGGGCACCTAGATAGCTGTCCGCGATCGCCACGGCTTCGTCGCTCGTGACTGCGCCCGAAGAAGGGGACGTGGCGTTCAGGCGCGCAATGGTGTACGCAGCGACGTTCGTGGCGTCGCTGTTGATTGGCGTATAACTCATCTAACCTTTGCACGCTTCGATAAAGCTTGTTTGGCGCTGTTCACAGAGGATACTACTGAACCGTCCGACGCGAGACCTTTGCCTAATTGAGGCGCCCACGGCGAAGCTGGAGGGCCCGTTGTGCCGTAGACGTACGAATGACCATGAGCATTGAAGAGCGTCTGCAGCGTCTGGAGTTGATCGACGATGTTGTTTAACAGCCCAACAAGCGTCGTGCCCAATGGAACCGATTCAGTCGCGCGATTTTGAGTAGTCGATTCGGGAAACCAAGACCAGCGCCCCGCGTGAGGATCACCGTCCGCGAAATCGACAGCTACTGGATCGCCGACTTCGGGGAGCTCTTCAATCGATCCACCGAAGCTAGGCAAAAGCCAGTCGCTAGAATCGCCGTCTTCCATCTTGGCGATGCGAGCTTTCACGCGCATCAACTTCGTATCAATGTCCGTTACTACGCCCGGTTGCCAGCCGTAAACGCGTCCGTCGACTTCATCCCGCGGCGCGGTGCCTTGTGCAAGTGCTTCGTGGAGATAAAAAGCCATTGCTACGATTTCACTTTAGGGATCGTTACAGTGGATCCGTCACTCTGCACGGTTGTCGTAGTCCCTCCGGGCTGCACAATGCCCGCCTGCTTTTGTGCTCCGCTCGTCGGGGCGCTGGTTAGGTGCAGCGTCGTAGTGCCTGATTGTCCGGCGAGCGAGTGATGGATGTTGGCGATGTACCAAGTACCATCGATCTTCTGACCCCAGCCCTTAATCGCGATTAGGTGCTGCATGCCAATGTCCGGCGTCAGCCGCAGCGTCAACGTCGCTTCGTCCTTACGCTTACGACGCTGTCCCGCCCACGCTGTCAATGAGCGCGAGCTCTCTGTGTGGGCGCCCGAGAAACCTTGCTTCGCGCCTTGTGGCGGTGTGCGGTGAGTGACGGCCGTCGAGCCTTCCTTCGCCGCTTCCTGAGCGATGGCGCCAGTGGCCGAAAGCGTTGACCCCTTGCTACCTCCCGGCATTGGGGTCTTAGATTGGCCTCCGGCGCCAGGACCGCGGACATGCTGGGTCTGAACTTCGAAGGAGATAACGTTGCCGTCGTCTGGCGTGAAAACCGTCGGATATTGCAACGTCGCCGACTGCCTTACGTGAAGCGTCGTGCCCTTGACGTACAGCTCTAGACCATCGACGGCGAGCGCTCGTACAAGGTGATTCCAGTCGCTGAAGGCGCCGATCCCCATCGTAGACATGCCGATGTCAATTGCTCGCTGCGTGAGCACCAGCCCAGTGAGAGAACTGACATCGACCGTATAGCCGTAGTCCTGCGCAATCTGTTGAGCGATCTGCACCGACGTCTTGCCGCGGTAGGCTTTGTATCGAGCTTGGAGACGCGCGGAGATCGACTTATCGTGAGCAACGATGCTCGTGTGCGTTGGGCCGGGGTAGCCAGCTTGCAACGACGTCACTTTGCCGTCGAAGACCGTGGTTAGCGACGACGGACCGCCGTTAGGGTTCGTCAGCGAGACTTTGACCGGGACATCAGCGAAGGCTGGATCAGGAAGCGAGTTGTACAGCGGGAAGTAGATGTTCCCTTGCCGACGATCGGACAGCCGAACGTTGAGCATTGAAATATGCTTGTGTTCGGTGTGCAACTCGACGTCAATCGACTCGACGATTTCAGACTGCGCCGTCCAAACGAACGACTTCGACGACGTCGAAGAAGTAGCCGGCGCTGGGACTTCAATGCGGAAATCTAGCGCCATGCTTCCACTCCGCGCCGTGTAGCGCTTCGTTTAGGTATTAGGTAATCGGCGTGATCTGAGGCAGCGTCAACACCGTGCCGGGAACGATGGCGTCGAGATCATCGATGTTGTTGTATTCGGCGAGCTGCCGCCACGTTTCAGAATCGTAGGAAATATCGCCGTATTCGTAGCAGGCAATCGACGACAGCCGCTCGTTGGCTTTGTAGATATGCTTTCGGGCGGTCTGGTCGGAGCCGACGAGCGTCGATGTGCCTAGGCGTTCGTAGACGGATTTAGCGGGCATGCGATAGTTCCCGTATAAGACGACGTCGCTCCGTCGCAGTCACGGAAGACGAAAGATTCCAGCCTGGACGCAGAACGAAAACAACGACACTGGCTTTCATTACTTTTCCCACTCAAGCGTGTGCATCTGCATTGCGACGTGAACGCGCTGTTCATTCGTCGTCGGATTCCAAAGCTTCGGTGTGTGCTCCATCCGATCGATGCGCACCGTCCACTGCTTCTGGCCCATGACGAAAACGAGATCCGGCGGTTCGCCGGTACGGCGATCCTTGCGCATGAACTTACGCAGCTTCGCTAGACTCGTTTCGACGTCACGCTGTCCGTCGCCGACGATCTCAAATTCAATCGATAGATCCGTGGCGTTGTTACTGCGAAACTCACGGGGGGCGTGGTCGCTGAGAGCGATAGGCACCGGCGCGTAGGTCGCTGCGTAGGTACGGCGAAACATGTTCGGCGCCAAGTGCGTGATCGCGTTCTTCTTTAAATCGAAATCGAAAATGAAATCGCTGCCGGGCTCGCCTTGCAGCGGACCCAAACGAGCCCAGGGGTTTGGCATTATTCTCTCGTAACCGGCGCAGCGCCGCCAGCCGTGCGGTTTTGGACGTTGCGGGTCATATGCTTATCGATGACCTTCGCCAGCACTTGACCGTCAACGACTAGATTCGTTGTCGAAGTCAACTCGATCGGACGGCTCTGCATCGCGTCGATAATCTGTTTCGCGAGAGGATTGGCCGCTGCCTCTTCGGGATGTTCCGCGTAACGAACAGCTAGACCATGGCTCACGCCACCGCGTTCTAGTGCCGTCGACAGTGCTTCACGCTTGGCTTTGAGGATCTCGATCGCCGTGCGGTTCTTCGCTTCACCGGCTGCGTCTTCTTGGCCCCCGCCTACTAGCTTGTCGTAGAATTGAGTGTGATCGTCGAGGTACTTCGCGCCGTAGTGGGCGCCGACAACTGCAGCCGTGCCCGCTAAACCGACCAGTGCGGCAGTGCCTCCGGCGGCGCCAGCTGCATACTTGCCGTACTTGAGCGCGTACTTTCCGACGGTCGCCGCTGTGCTCACACCGGACGCTACAGCCTTGACTCCGCCAACGACGCCGGCCACTGCTGGCGCTGCCTTCGCTGCGACGTAGGCACCCGCAAGCACTTCCAACAGCGTCTTGTGCTCTTTGAGCCAGGCGCCGATCGCGGGGAGCTGTTTGGCGATTCCTGCGACACCTTCAACGATGCTGACAACCGTGTCTTTGATGGAGTCGATCGTCTGCTTGCCCTCTTTCGAGGCGAGGTAACTTTGCAAACGTTCGGCCGCGGTGGCGCCTTGTCCTAACTTCTCGGTTAACGTATCTAGAGCACCGGAGCCGATATCGCCGATCTGATCCATCAGTGTGGATTTGATCTGGCGAACTTGATGACTGAAGGTCTTTTGTTCGTCGGCTGCGGCTTTGTCAGTCATGCCGGACCGATCCAACGCAAGACTAACTAGATCGCCCTGCTCGAGATATTGGCCCGCTTTGGTAATACCGTATTTCTTACGCTCTTCCGGCGTAAGAACTTTGTAGACTTGGCCTTTTTCGTTGGCCTGCGAAAGCGTCTTTGAACGCTTCGACAATCCCAGCGTCGAAATGAGGCTACGAACACCTTCAGGGCCCGCTAACGCGTCGCCTAATACACGGCCAAGTTCTTCCGGCTCGATGTCCGGTGCTAAAGTCGAGACTCGACGAAGAAGATTAGCGCCGAAAGTGAGATTCTTTCGCTTCAGCGTGTCCGCCTGCATCACGCTCAGCGGCCGCTTCATGCCTCGAAACTGTGCGCCCTCTTGAATCGCTTCTAGCTGCTCAGCGAGAGGGATCAGGCCGCGCGCTGCTTCGTCGTCTTGGAGACCAGCGGCAAAGTTGATCCTTCGAGCGTTGCCCGTCAAAAGATCGCCGCCGTAGGTGCCGAATTCTCGTTGAATTCGCTTTCGCGTCTTGATCTGTTGTGCGCCCTCTTCGAAGATGGACTTACCCAACCAGATCGCGCCAGCGCCAATAGCGGTCGCAGCAATGGCGTTCTTTAGATTGAAAACCTTCTTCGTAGCGCCATCAATAAAGCCTGTGAACGTCTTCAAACCGGAGAGCGACTTAGATCCAGCCGCAAAACCGCCTTCGAAGTTTTCGCGGGCTAGCTTGATCTCTTTGCCGAGATTCGCCCAAGCCTTGCTGAGCGTGTCGATATCCCGCTTTTGATTCTTGACCGGCTTGTCGCCGTTGGGCCCGAAAACCTTATCCCAGTTTGTTGAGATCTTGTTAAGGTTATCGAGCGCCTTTTTACTGTCGGCGGTGGGTGCTACTTTGATCTTAAGCGATACTGTTTTGTCGGCCATTTACTTCGCAATTCCGAAGGCGCCGGCAAGCTTGCGCATATACGCGCCGTCTTCTAATTCGGGGAGGCATTCGCGTACGGCTTTGTACAAGGCTTCGTCCATTTCTAGCATCTCAGTCCATGTGGGCCGGACACGCGAACAGATCTCCCGAATCAGCGGCGCTACTTCAAAGGGCCGAGTTTCTGCTCAGCTTCCTTGGCTTTCTGCAATACGATGTTGAGCGATTGCGCGAGCTCCGTCGCGGCCAGCTGCGCTTTGTTCACAGCTTGCTCGAGTGATGTCACGACACCGCCGGGACGCTGAGGAGCGAGCGCAACGGAGCGAGCTAGCTCGCGTGTCTCGATTTCGTCTTTGAAGGCGATGAAATCGTGTTCGTCCCATTCGCGAACGTTCACCAGATCGCCGCCGGGCAGCTTCGCCTTCTCAATACCATCGACGCTGATAATGCGGACGGCGAGAGTAGCGTAAGGCTTCAACGCGGCCATGCTGGACGACGCGTAGTTAGTGTCGAGATCGATGTGATCACCGACCTTGAGCGGGCGCCACACAATCTTCTGCCCACCGATGGGTTGAGTCCATTCGAACTGCTGTGACGAAAGCGAATTAGCCAAGATTTTCTCTCCCTACGAAAAAAGGCAGGGCCACCGTTTTGCGATGACCCTGCCCGATTGGAACCAACGATGCTGTTTGTGACTAGAGGCGCGACTCGCAACTCAGCTTGAGCGTAAACTCGCTGATGGCGCCGTCACCTGATTTGCCGTCTGGTGCTTTGTAGCCCATCGGCTTTACTACATACGTCTTCGTCGTCTGCACGATGTTCTGATCGTTCAAAACTACGATGGTAAGATTGCGCGATCCCTCTAGACCGTTGAGGTAGCGCATCACCCACGCCTCTACGCTGTTGTCCTTCGAGGGATCGTAGGCGCGGGTCAAAGTGACGTCGCTGAACGATCCGATCGAAGGCAGCTTGAGCGGTGTGCGCGCGCCAGCGGGGTAGTAGTTGTCCGTTGTGATATCGAGCTCGGGAGACGTGACGCCTTCCCACTCGCCGAATTCAGCGAGTCGCCCGATAATTTGATATCCCTTAACGATACTCATTTACTGTGCCGACCTTCCGGCGAAGCCAGGCGCAGCGGGGCCTAGGTTAAGGGTGATCTTTTCGGCGTTGATCGTCGGAGCAAAGGTCACGTCTACGTGCACTTCGTTGCCAACTAGAACCGTGTCGGGGTTGTTCGAACGGTCGCAAACGACTAGGAACGCATCCGACTTGAGCGGTGTATTACCGTCGGGCTCGGTGCCGAAGAGAGCGCCCTTGCGATACAGGCTCAGAAGGAAGACGTTGAAGTCAGCGCGAATCGCTGAGAACAACTTGCCCTGAGGATCAACCGGCTCGAAAACATACTTCTCTAGAATCAGCTGCCCGGTCGTGTAGACGAGATTGATGGTCTGAGCGCTGTTGAACTGTAGCCAGCGCTTATCCGTCGCCAGAGTACGGTTACCCCAAACGACGAAGCCGAGAGGCTGACCCTTCTTACGAATCGTGTTGACGAACGAATCAGCGAGGATGTTGCTGATGCCGTCGTCGCAAAGCTCGTTGCCGTTGCTCTGCGTCTCGAGATCGACGACGGAGACGAACGGGTGAGTAATGCCGGCTGGGCTCTTGTGCGGGCCGAAATTGTAATCACGAATCATTCGAGCGGCGAGACCAGCGATCGCGCCTTCGTTCGAAATCGTCAGGTTGCCGCTGGCGTCGCTGTTCTCATCGGGAACCTTGATTTGCGGCCAGTAATAGGCGCACTGATTCGAGGCGATGCCCGCGATGTCAGCGGCGACGGTCGATGCAGTCAGACCCGAAGGCGAGGACAAAAGACCGATGCGATAATAGGTGCTGACATGCGTGACGAGGCCGCTGCGAATGGTGCTCGACTGCTTGCCGGGGATAAAGACATAGCCCGTGCCTAGACGCGCGTCGTTGAGAACCTGTAGACCCGACTTGACGCCCGACGCCGCGGCAGTGCCGATGTAATCCGCGTCAGTGGCGCTATAGGCCACCGTGCCGTCGCTGCCGCTGGTGAGCTTCGTTGCGGCGGTGGTCATCGGTAGCGTTGCGCCAGCCGGAAGCGTAACGGTGATTAACTCAGACTTCTGGGAGACGTTCGCGGCGTCAGCAACGGAAACGATGTCCCAAGTCTCCGTGATGTTCGCCAGAGGGAACGCAGCGACTACGCGACACGAAGGCTGACACGTGCTGTACGAAGCGGTCGGGTTAGTCGTGCCTGCGTAAACAGGATCAATCGTGACCGCTGTAGCGCTGGAGAACGTCTTGATCGTGTAATTGACGCCTAGGATCTGGATGCCCTTGCCGACGTCAGTGGCTGCGAACGTGGTGCTGGTGCCAGTGACCGAGGCTGAACCGTTGGTAAGCGACAACGTTCCGGGACCAGCAACGAAGACGCTGCGAGGCGATGGATTCGAAACAGCGACGGTAACGGTGTTGCCCGCCTTCGACTTCCACTTGCTGGTGAAGGTCGACGGGTTGGCAGCGGTGACGTCGTTAATCGTCGTCGACGCTGCGGCGGGACCCGAGCTAGATGCGACCGCTCGAGAGAAAAAGAGAACGCCGGGAGAGCCTTGCTGCTTTTCGGCGAAGTAGGCTTTGACGTTGTAGTAACACTGAACTACCGCGTCCGTCGTTTCAATGCCCCATTGATCGGGAGAAGCGACGTTAATGAGTTTGTTGAGTCCGCCATACGCTCGCACCCAGCTACCGAACGACGAGAACATCTGCCAGGTGCCATCAAAGCCCCAGGGCGTCTGTCCTACGACGAACGCGTTACCTTGCGCGGCGTCTGGCGTGCTCGAAGGCCCGACTGACCCGATGGTCGTCGCGACTCCGATTGTAGCCATTAAATAAAATCCTTTTTAAACTAGGAGCACGTGACGGCGACTGCGTTGGACACAACGCCGTTGAAGGTGCAGGAGACCGTGCACGATCCAGCGGCGACGCGAGAAACGAGGCCGCTGGCGCTGACCGTAGCGACCGAAGGGGCGCTAGATTGCCAGGCGCCTGAAGACGTCACGTATTGAGTGATATAACTTTGAGATTGAGCGATCGCGGAAAGCTGAGCCGTCGGCGTACCGATGCTGAGAGCAAGCGAATAGGGCTGGACGATGACTTGCGCCGTGACGCTTTGGGTAGGCTCGACGTTGGAATCAGGCTTCTCTTGATTGCTGTTGATGAAGCCCTGAGGCAACGCTGGGTCTTTCGAAGCGTAACCGCCGAATCCTGACTCATCCGACGTGCCATAGACCAGATGAACGCCGCGTCCGTCGTCTGTGGTCGAATCTTGGAAGATGCCGTCCGGCGGTACCGGGTTGATGCCCAGCACGCCGACCTTCATTAGATTCAACTCGCGCTGATCGAAGGACATCGTAGACTCGACGTGGAACACGAGCTCGGCGCGACATAGACCGTCGTCGATGGCGCTAACATTGCCCGACGTCAGGAAGGGCGCCCCGCGTTCGCAGAGGAACGTCAGCTTGCCTTCGTCGAAGAGCCGGATGGTGTTGTCATTGAGCGGCGTGACCTTGCCTTTATCGTCGATAGGCAAGCCAATAAGCTGCATCGTGCGGAGAATCAGATCGTTGAGAACCTGACGCGCCTGTATTTCGCCGTCTTCGCCTGGACCCTGAACGGTGAGCGTCGCAGGAATGTCCCACGACAACGACCATTGAAAATCTTTCCAAGGCTTGAGACTAAATCGACCAGTACGGAAAGCGAGAAACGGATACGTGCCGCCCGACGGCGTTGTATTATTCGTATTCGTCGCGGTGAGAAACTTGCCGTTGCTAAGGCGAAACTTCTGAAATCCTGAAACTAGCGCGTCGTGGATCTGATCGAGCGTCGGGCCGAAGGGAACTTTGAATTTCATTCGTCGCTCACTTCAAAATCTCGGCCACCAATTTGTCGCCGAGAATGTCAGCGAGCGCTTCTAGTTCCTCGTCGGCGCGAACGTCGAAGAAGTCGCGACCTAGATTCGTGTTGCCGATCGCCTTGGCGATTTCTTTTGTTCCGTTGAATTCAAGCGTGACTTCGTTGTCACCGGTTACCTGGGGGGTGATGCTTCCCAGCATGTGCCCCGTAACCGTGAGATCTACTTTGTCAACTCTGAGTTTGCGGCGCTGGCGGTACGGAATGTAATTCTTGCTGTAGGGCTTGAAGTCGTGGCGATCCGCGTCGAGACCCTTGCGTGTACGCAGCGAAATGATCGCCACTGCGAACTGACCTACTTCGGTCAATGTCTCTGGTGAAGCATCGGTAACCGCGTCGTTGAGCTTGTCGAACGCCTTCTTTAAATCGCTAGCCACGGATCAGCCGAACAGGGAATGGTTGCTGCGTTTCCGAAGAGTCGAAGGTTCCAGAGTTGTCCACGTCGTAGTCGAGCAACAGCGCAGCGTCATTGAGAGCCGCGATGCCTCTTGCTTCGAAGTGGCGCGAATTGCGATCGTAGTAGCCTGTATCATCGCCTTGCGTATCCGCTGAACGGAAGATGTACGAGAGTGCGAGACACGCCGAAGCTTCCCGAAGGTCGCCCTTACTGCGAGGGCTCAATCGCCCAAGCTGGAAGCGTTCGGGGACTGACTTTGTAGCGCGGAGTCGACGCTCAATGAACCGTGCGGCTTCTTCGTGATGAATGCCCCAGTCATAACGAGCCGAGCCGTCGTCGTTCTTTCGGGGCCAGATATCCTCGAGCCGCGGATAAATCGACAACAGATCATCGTCGATAGAAAGACGAAATGACGCTGCCATGACTACACATAAGAATTCTGTGGGTCGCCTGAAACTGCGATGCGGACGGTAGCCGTCTGCGTCGCGCCTGCAATCGGAGCGATGTACAACGAAGTCACCGCTACGTTTGCCACGAAGACGCACTGATCTGGCAACGGGGCACCGAGACTAGTCGGGCTGACACCGTTCGACTTCATCGTGAGCTGAGTGGCCGATACGCCATTCAGTCGAATCATCACCGGATAATCAGAACGGATATCGATGAAATATCCGTTGACTACTGGCGTGATGGGAATCTGCGTATCCGAAGCACCTGGAGCGATACGCGTGGTGCCATGGAAAACAATTAAATCTTTGGTCTGATAGACCGTTGTATCGCGATCGTAGTCGACCTGATCGAGCGTTTGATCGTCGGCAACGATCGTACGGACCTGCGTAGTGCGGTAGGCCATTACGTTGCCTTTCCTCCCTAGAAAAACCCCGCCCTCACCCAGCGGTCGCCAGGCAAAGGCGGGGCCGGGAGAGAAATTACTGCTCGACCTGAAAGGTCAGATTGACTTCGCCGCCCGAGAGGGTGGCGCCGCCCGACTGACGCACGAAGCACGTCGAGCCAGCCGCGAAGACCTGGGTAGCCGTGGTCAGCGCGTCACGAGTACGGCCAGCCGCAGCGGCAGCCATCGAGCTCGTGCAAGCCGTACCGCCGCCCGAAGCCGCGGTGAAGACCTGGACGACGGCAGAGGTAACCGTGGTGGTGGTCAGAACGGTAGCATCAATGAGGCGAGACTTGACACCGATCGGGACGCTGATATCGAGGGCAGTGCCCGCACCCGCGGTGAGCGGAACGCGGACGTTGTAGACGGTACCGGCAACGAGGCCAGTCGACGCCGCAGCGCCACCAGCGCCAGCCGCTGAACCCGCGTCGCTAGTGCCGACCTTTAGGTAAGAATCGTAGTTGTTAGCCATTTATTTCTTTACTTGAGTTTAGGCTTAGGTGAGGGTGTCGCATCGTTCATCAGTCCTAGCGCCTGGTACTCCGCTTCGGTGACAAGGTGAGGACATGCATCCTTCACCGTCTTGATCGGAATATCGTCGGGCACATCAACCGATCCTCCCGGAGGGATAACCCAGAAGCGATCGCCGCCACGAGGCATTCCCACTTCGGGGAGCGACAACATCACGCTGCCGGGAGTCCATTCAACATACTTCGATTCCTTTACAGGAGCTTCGAAGTATTCGACCTGACCGGCGGAATTGAGACGGTGAGCCTGCACCATTTGCCAAAACATTCTTGGCTTACGGAGCATAACCTTGCCGTCAACGACTTCTAGATTGTCGTGATGTGGGCGACCCAGCTTGAAATGCTTCTTGGCTTCGTCGCGGATGATTGCTTTACGATCGTCGTCGCCGAACGATTGCTCTTCGGCGAATTTCTCGACGTTAAGCGGACTGTGATAGAATCTCATACGGAACCCTCTCCCAAAGGTTATTTACTGAACGTCAACCAGCAGACCGCAAGCAGCGCGATCCTTGACAACGACGTTGAGCGCGCAAGTGATGTCGGCTTCGTCGCTGTAGCTGGTACGCGGGCGCATGCGGAAATCGAACGGCAGGTTGGCGAGAGCGCCTAGATCCTGCTCAGTCGCCTGCATCTGCTTCTGATCCGCGGCGTACGCCGAAACTGAAGTCGGAGCGAGGTATTGAACTTCGACCGCGTTGCTGTTGAGGAAGTAGATCGCGTTAGCGGCGTTGGTCTGCGCGGTGTTCGTGCAGTCTGGATCTTCGATGAAGGTCAGCTGCTGCGAAGCCCAGTAAAGCGTACGGAAGCCGGTCGCCGAAACGATCTTGCCGCCGTTGGTCATGACCGATCCCCACATGAGATCGTTCTTACCGGCCTGGGTGTACAGCGTGCCGTCAAAGAGACCTTCGAGCGTGTCGAAGAGAGCCGAACCGAGAACCGCGAAATCAGGACGGCCGTGCGGCGAAACGCCGGCAATCGTCGAAGTCGTATTCTTGATTAGGGCCAGAGTCAGCGAACGGAGAGTGCCGCCGTTAGCCTTGGTCTGCGAAGCCCAGTTAGCGTAGGTGCCCTGCGCAATGGTAGCGTAGGTGCCGGTGGCGGCGACGGCGCTCGAGAGGCCTGTAAGCTGGTTGCCCGACGCAGGACCAGTGCCGCTGAACAGCTGCTGGTTGATCGTCTTGACAGCCTTATTCATGGCTTCGCCAAGGTTCTGCCCGATGAGATCCAGAAGCGAAGGCTGAACCGACTGAGCGGAACCCGCCCACTGCGCCTTCGTGGTGACCTTCATCGGCGCGCTGACGGCGCCCATAGCGAGAGTCCCGGAAACGCGGGGGTCGGCGGTTGCCGTCAGGAAGTTGCCGCCGTCGATGTTGACGTTGCCGGCTGCCTGCCCGTCGAACGACACCAGCCAGCGAATCGAATCGCCAGTGGCGCACTTCTTAGCAGGGAGATAGCGAAGCAGCGGAACCTTGCGCTGCATCTGGGGGCGCATACCGTCGTAAAAGGTCGGGTATACGGCCGAAAGATCGGAGAAAGAGAAAGTTGCCATTAAACTAAATGAATCCTAGTGATGTGAAGACTTACTGAGGCTTCTTCGCAGAGGCGATGAACTGCTCGTAGGCGTCGGGATCGTTGACCGACAAGTGACGCGCGATTTCATTTTCAAACAAGCCGAGAGCGGGATGCTTGCCCTGCTGCGGAATAGGCATAGGCTGTCCGCGAACGAGCGACGAAGGCGGAAGGTTGGGCTTTGCGTTCGGGACTAGATGCTTGAGCTCGCCCGCGAACATTTCCGGCGCGGCTTGCTCTAGCGGCACGAGTGCATCTTGACCGTAGTCGTCTTTAACGACGCGGTAAGTAGTCCCGTCCTGATGTTTGAACTGAGATGCGTACATATTCAAGTACGCTTGAAGGTGCGGGTTGTCGGAGCCAATGTGCTTGGCAAAGGTCTGCGAAAGATCCGACTTGAGACGCGTCTGGATAGCGCGATCTTCGGCTTCCTTGCGCGCCTGGCGCTCCTTCATGAGCTCGTCTTGAATCGCCTTAAAACGAGAATCGAGAGTCTTCAGGTTGAGTTTTTCGTGGTCCGCGGAAACATCAGGCTGAATCGGAGTTACGGGCGTCTGGTCTTGCGGAGCCACAAGCTTTGCCAAACGATCCTGCACGATCTTTTCAACCGACTCAGCAAGCTTTCCGGTTTCGCGCTTGAGGCGCGGACCTAGAGCCTTGTTGAGAGCGTCGTTGATCATGCGTTCGACTTCAGAAACCTTCACAGTAGGTTCGTCACTGTTCGCGTTATCGGACGCGCTGCCGAGTGGGGGAATACCGTTTCCCTCTGACGCCATTTGTATTGCCTTGTTAAAGGTGAGAAAGGGCATTGACAAAGTCAATACCGTGACATATGCTTGAATATATGAAGAAGATCGAACTTGACCCAGAGATGCTGAGGCGCATGCACTGGGATGAGGGTAAGCACGTAATCGAAATCGCTAAGGATCTTGGGATCAGTCGCCCTGTTGTGTACGCCCGTATGAAAGAGCACGGCATTCCGTGGAGAACTCAATCGGAGGCCAAATTCCTAAGAGCTTCGCAACTGACAAAGGAACAACGTCAAGCGCATACCAAAGCTGCACACGACGCCGTTCGAGGAGTAAAGCGAAGCGCCGAAGACCGCGCGACCAGAGCGAAGGGAGTAGAGGCTATCAATCGTCTTTCGGAAATCGAGCAAGTCTTCGCCGACGAATTTGCGGCTTGTGGACTCTTCCCTCGGAGCCAGTACGCCGTGGGTAAATTCAATATCGATTTCGCGTTTGTTGAACAGCGAATCGCAGTCGAAATTGATCCGGGCAATTGGCACAGCGCAAAGCGTAAACGCGTACTAGACGAAGAGAAGGATTCGGTGCTGGTGGCTCAAGGCTGGACAGTATTACGCTGGAGAGGTAGACCGATTAGATCGTCGAATCCGAACCTTCGAAACGTTGCGCGAGATCACGTTACTCGTCTTCTTGATCTTCTTGAGAATCGAGATATCCCAAGCCTTTCAGCTTGTCTTTCCACGACGGTTTGATCGCGATAACACGACAGGAGCACCGCGGATGTGCGGGAGCGTGCGCCACCTTCTTCGTCTTCTTGCCGATCTTGATTGTCCACGTGCCGTCGATCGGTCGTTCGGTGCCATCGAGATCAATGCAGACATCGCACTTGTAAGACGACTGATGTACCCACATCTTCTTAAGACCGGGGACCTGCTTCGCCGCTTCGGTGATTGATCGATGCTGAGCCGCGCCGTACGCCGACGATGTCTCGGTACGCACCAGCTGTTCCGCTTGCGGTCGAGTACCGGCGATGGCGCGCTGCACTTCGTTGACGACTTGTCGCGAAGGATCGCCGGTAATCATTCCGATTTGGACTTTGCGCCGTACCTGATTGAGTATGTCAAGTCCATAGCGCTGCACTGATGATTCGAAGTGATTCGCTAGGAGCGCTTGCGCCGGATCGGACATGCCTGATGCGGCGTCTAAAGAAAGGTCCAACGGCGCTGAGTCAAGTTCTTTGCTCAACGAGTATAACTCGTCACTGGCGTGTTGGACGGCTAGATCGATTGCGTCTTGCTGCGCCGTTCCGTAAATGTCCGAAGCCTTCGCCTCAAGCGTACCGATCGCGGCTTTGACTTCGGCGAGGACGCGCTGCAGAGTGAACGTAGAGAACGCGGTGTCTGAATCGGTGACTGCGTACAGACGTCCAACGATTTCCGCCTCAGTCTGTTTCAGCGCTTTGAGAAAATCGTCCGCGGTCGCTGTCTCTAACTTCGCTACTTGCTTCGAGTGATCGCGGAGCGTTGCTAGCAGCGTCCGCGCTGGCATGCTACGCGAACGACGTCATACCGGCGCAGCGCGAAACGGGCGTGCCGCTGGTATACGCGGTACAATTCCAGCGAACCCACGTGCACGGCTGCTGGACAAAGATTTGACCTGCCGTCGTGAATGCCGTACTAAAGTTAATCCAGCTACCCGAAGCAGGAGAGTCCGACGGATCGCAGGAAATCTGCAGCTGGTAGGTTGCAGTCATCGACCCTTCGAGCGAAACAGTTTTAGCCTCAAATGCACGGCAATCGGTCGGGTTACCCGCAGCAACCGATGTCGGCACTGCGACGTTCGAACTATTTACTTGCAGAGCCATCTATATGCCTTATACTTTCCCTACGGCGTAATTGAGAGATCCTAATTCGCTCTACGGATTCAGGAGAACGTTTTCTTCCGCGATTGACTTTCCCGCAATTCTCTCGGTGTTCTGCCGAAAAGACGCGGCCTAACTGAGCACGCCGAAGTTTCTCACGGTGTTCGTCAGAGAGAACTTTTCCGCGGTGAGATTGACTCATTTTATCCCGCGAATGTTGACTGACGATATATCCCGCTTCGCCACCGTCGGTACCGTTAGCTAACGTCAAGCCGATGCCGCGAAAATATTGGATCCAAAATCTCTCGGCTTCAGAGGCGTCTTCATCGAGGACGCTTTCTAATAGAGTGATAACGGGAAGTATGCCGCGTGCTTGAAGAGAATCCATCCAATGCATGCGCAGACTGCCGTCGCGTTTATTACGATGTTGTGATAAACGTCGAGTAAGCGGTTGACGAGTAATGCCTACGTAGATCCTAGAACTAGTATCGCTAGGATCGTGAATGACATAAACTGAAGTAATTTACGTATCCTTAACCGCCGGGCCTTTGGGCTTCGCGGTGGTTGATTTCGGAGGCGCCGCGGGTGAGCCTGGCGCTGGCTGTGTCAACTCTGGAGGCATCGGTTCGCCGGTGACAGGATTGATTTGCGTCGGACCCATTGTTACGAGCTCCGCTTTCATCTCGACGCGTTCATCGATTTCCCGGCGAATTTTCGCTTTGAGTGTTTCGTCCAGCTTCGCCATAGTGCGGCCTAGCGCGACGGACTTCTGAAGCTCAGCGTTGTAGGTCGGTGATTCGATATTCAGCGTCTGGAGTAGGCTTGCGAGCTGAATCTCTTCCAGCACGCTCGACACTTCGAAGTTGTCATAGCCGTCGATCACCCATTTGGTGTCATCGCCAAGCATGCGTGAAATTTTGTTCAGCGTGCGTAGAAAGAAATCCCGCACGTAGCCGCCGTATGCGCAGAGCATGATCTCCGTCGCTTTGCGGTCTTCAATCTTGCTGGCGCCGCTACGTGCGATCGCACCAATGGCCTGCGAATCGACGGCAAGGCTCATCTGATGAACGATACGGTAGCCTTCGTCGCGCTGCTGCAACAACCGCTCAGCGGAGAATTTCAGCGGCGTAATATCGGGCACTGCCCAACCAAACTCTTCCCCGTTAAGCTCTTTGGTGCCAGCGCGAAGCTGCAACACGACGCTCGAGCCCATAATGCGATTGGTCGCGCTCTCAGAGGCTTCGGCGGATTTGATATACGGCTGAAGAAAGCACGACTGCAGCTGACTCGTCGTCAGCATCGATTCTTGGTTGAACAGGTCGATGGCCCACGAAGCCAACTTGTTCATGACCCAAAGACCCTGGGGCACTACCATCCATTCGAATGGCACTTCGCCTAAGCCGTGCTTACCGCTGGCAATGAGCGTTGGCGTAGTCTCTTTGGTGTCTGGGTCTTGGATGATTTCCCAAGCGGCCCATGAGTCACGGTCCACGTAGGTGCGGACTTCGACCTGGCGGCGCTTGTCAGGAAACTCGCGGCGATCCGTTTTCTTCTGGAGAAGGATCCATTCGAGACATCCCGATGAATCCTCTTGCCAGTCGTAGATCTCGGAAGCTTTGTAGACGGTCAACGAGACGGGTGGCGCGTCTTCGTCAGTGCTGTCACTGTCACCGGACTCACCCACAGCATCGGGTAGGCCAATGAGCCAACCGGACCGCTGCAGCACCAGCACGTCGCCGAAGACTTGCTTACCTAGATCGAAAAAGCTTGTACCGCTGCCGGTGGCGTCGCGCATAAACGCGTCAAACCAGTCCGGCGGCTCGGGGGCCTCAGCGTCGGCAAGTTCTTCGGGAGTGTCGGTTTCGATCTCGGGACGAATCTGCGGCGTCTGAGAGAAAAGCCAATGCCGAAAGTAGTCGATGATGACGCCGACGTAATTCGTATAGAAGCAATATTCCCAGCGAGCGATGTAGCTAATATCAGGCTCGCCTTCAAGTTGCCTGAGAAAGCGCCGCCGTCGACCGGCCATCAAATCGTTGAAGGGAACCGAAGCGCCAGCAGCGGAGACGGTGAGCACCGACATACCCGCGGCGCGCTTCATCTCCATGCCACCGCGGTACAAAAGATCGTAATCGGCCCAAGCGCCTTGCCACATGACACGCTGGGGATGTTCTGTGCTGAGATCGTCTAGCGTGATTTTGGAAAAGTCCATTGAGCCTGATTCGGGTGATTAGGCGGCAGCGCCGGGCCAGCGATGCGGATTAGCGGCGCACCATCGCCTGCGACGCCACGCGGGTGCCGGTATCGCTGAAGCGGCGCATGTCCATAACGGCGTAGCGCAGCGCGTCCGCGAGATGGTCATTGCCCGGCGCTGGCTCTTCCAGCATGTTGCCGTGCTTGTCGACGTCCCATGCCAGGTTGCGCAATTCAGCGATGAGACCTTTGCACTGTCGCGAGATAACTAGACCGGGTGTCGGCGGAACATAATTGACGCTGCCAGGTGAACCGACGGGAGCAGCGACGAGCATCATTTCAGAGACGCGTCGCAAACCTACCTTGATGTCTTTGTGCGCGTTCGTGGCGGGGAGGCCAGCGCGCAGCATCGCGTGGATGAAGCCGGGTTCGTGGTCGCAAGCGAAACGTTCAATGTTCCACTTCTTCTGCAGCCGCACGAATTCGGAGATCCAGCTACGTTCCCCAGGGTTCGGCGCGATGACTTGCAGGTGCGGTTCTTTGAGCTCGTCGAGTACGATCAGCTGCTTACCAGTGTCGCCGATGACAACAATGGCGCCAGGGTCATTCCAGCCCCAGTCCACTCCGGCTACTACAGAACGAAAGGCGCCTCTGTTGCCTGGCGTTGGCGCGACGTCCAGGATATGCTTTGCGTCGTCTAGTTCGTAAACGAGCCCGACGAACGCATCTAAGCTCGCTTCGTACTCACGCTTGAAGTAGCGCTCAGGAATCGTCGCCTTCGCGTGCTTCCATTCCGACAACGAGTTGAAGACGTTGTCGATGAAGCGCCACGAAATGAAGTCAACGTCATGCTCGTCTTTGTCCGCTTGGCTCAGGCCGATGAAGTCCTGAAACAAGAACCCGGCTCGAGCGGCGTATGGCGTGCTCGAGAAGATGCACCATCCTTGCTTATCGCTGAGACGGGTGCGGAGCTGGCCACGCCAGGCGTCGGCATCGATACGATCGGCTTCGTCGCACCACATGCCGTTGAGGCCGGCGGACACTAGCGCCTTGGCGTTGTCCGTCGACTTGAATTCAATGAGGATGCCGCCCTTTAGCCAGAGCTCGCGGCCTTCGTAGAAGTTTTCGATCAGCTCTTCAGGGAGTAGCTGCGTGATGTAGCGCCGTGGCTCTTTGAGCAGATCGTACGTCGGCGCGCAGACCCATGCGTGGTAGCGCGGCCGTCGATACCGATCACCAGTCGCCGGCACCTTGGTATTGCAGCGGCCTTGCGCTACGTTCTTGAAAATGCGCAGCAAAAAAGCCGCAGCGCACGAATAGGTCTTTCCGCCTCGAACGCCCGCGAGCACAACGAGCCATCGGCGCGTTGACGCTAGAACCTTCAGCTGTGCAGGGTGAGGCGTGAAATTCCGTAGGACGTTCAAGGCTTTGAGCCTTCGCTAAAAAAGTTCTAAAGTCGGTATTGACAAAGTCGATGGTAGGGTTATGATGAAACACATGGGCAGCACGGTGACCGACTGGGACAACGAACCGAAGACGACGGCGGACGCTTTCGCGAGCATCACCATGAAAGAACTGGTCTTTGGTGCGTTGCCGCCGCTGTGCCCGGAAAACCCTGACCTGCGCTTCGGCGCGACCGAGGAGGTATAGACAATGTCAAGCAACGAGATTCGCAGACGACTGGAGATGACCGCAGCCATTATTGCGAATGAATGCCGTTACGATGTCCGTCATGGGCGCAGCGTTGCGGATTCAGCGGATAAGGTGCTTGACTATCTTGAGCAGGAGATCACCAACGCGCTGGAAGAAGCTGCGAAGGCGTGCGAAGGTGTCATTACCAGTCTGGCGCCTCGTCATTACGTTGACGCGGTCACTGACACTGCCGCTAAGTCAATTCGCGCCCTTAAGTCGGTGAATCAGTGAGCGGCTACGTGCGTCGTCTCTGCGACGATTGCGACGTCGCGTTACAGCCCGGTGAGCCGCGTCGATGCGGTCCGTGCTTCAGTCGGCTGCTCGTCGATTGCGCTGGGTGCGGCGAGTCGATGGTGGCGCTGGCGGGATACGACTTTTGTGTGGCCTGCACTGCGGACATCGATACGGCGCGGGAGCGGTTCAGCACGCCCAGCACGCCGGTGACAGTTCGCGACGAAGGGTGCTCAGCGGATTGCGGAACGTGCTCGCTGGAACGCTGCAGCGACGAGGCGGAACGGGAGGCGTGCGCGGACGTGTCGGACGATCTGGCCGATATCTACGACGGTCGCGCTATTCGCGACGCCATCCGCGCCCGCGGTGCCAAGTGAATCGCCGGTGCTCGCACTGCGACCGTGACTTGGTCCCGTTTGGATGGACTGACCCAATTGGGTACCAATACGCCGCGCTGATTCACGGGTACTGCTCTCCGCTTTGCATGCGCAATGCGGCGCTCGAAGCGGTGGCCAGCAAAACGGCGTGGTGGCTTAAGGAAGGTGCCAAATGATCCGCCGTCGCCAGCTACGTGAAATCTACGCCGTGGCTGCCCTGGCGTTCATGCTGCAATGGTGGACGTCGTGAGTCCTAAGCCAGCATCGAAGCGCTTCAGCAGCCCGCCGTCACTCAAGTGCGAGCTCTGCGGCTACTACACCGAGAATCCGATCGCGGAGTATGGCGGCAACGGACCGCGTGCCAAAATGAAAGGTCGTTTCTGCAACGAACATCTTGAATTGATTCGTAGAATCGACGACGCTTCGGCACAAGCCTAGAAATGACGCACCGCGCGATAGCATCTGTGCGCACATGCATTGTTTGCGTAGTTCGTTGCTTTTTGCCCCGCGGAGTTTCGCAGTGTTACACGAATCGTGGCGTAATGCCTCGAAATAATCTATACCGCATGCGCTAAGTATGCAGAATCGCTGTGGTCGAGGGTGGTATAGACAATGCTTATACCGATAATCATGAACACGACGACGAACAGCCCGATGATCGACGCCATCCTGGACGACAGCAGCGCCCTCCGCGCCAAGTACCGCGCGACGGTGCTCAACCCGCTGAGCCCTCTGTTTAACCGTGACGCCGCTGACGCTGCCTCCGCGGCTTATGTCGCCGCTCGTAAGACCTGCAACTGGTGCGGTCGTACGCGCAAGTCCGGTTGCTGCCTGGGCCGCTAGTCTACTGCCGGCAGCGCCACAATGACCCGCTCATAGAGCTCGGCGCCGCTGTCCTCGTCTTTGCGCAAGCAAGCGGGCCATAGAGCGCCGGTGAGCGCATCGAGCATGTACGGTTGACCGTCGATCGTGCGGATCGTGCACTGACCTTCGGCGCTACGGGCGGCGAAGGGGGCCTGCGCTGCGGCGTCGCCGTTGAGGACGATGAAGTTAGGGAGCTGCGGCGCTTGCTCTTTGCTGTCGAGGTTATGCAGCGTTTCAACGTGCTTGAGCGCTACACTCGAGCCGCGAAAGTAGACGTCGTGAAACTGTTCGCCTTCGGGTACTGACTCAAGCCGCACTGTAGTAAGTGCGTGTCCTACCTTCACCGCTTCGGCGCGGCCGTCCGGCGTATCTAACGCTCGAGCTCGGACAAAAACTTCTTTGATCTTATCTTTGTGCACCCACGGACTTGTCTGTCCATGTGTGAGGCTATGCTCCATCGGCTTAGCCTCGGTGTGGCCACCGTGCATGCGACATTTGGTCACACCGGCCAACGCTGCATTTTTACAGCGCTGCTGACTGCGCTTCGACTTCGCCGAGCAGCGTTGCCCACCGTTGAACGGCGCATTTTCATTGGCGTCTGTAACGGCTTCCATCTACACTAGGTGGCACTCTAATGGCGCTCACAGTAACGGTGTCGCGAGGTTGCCAGCGACGGCGAATCGACGATCACCCAGTTCATCACCCAACTACATTGCGCACATGTAGGCAACGCACGGAGTCATGTGGTCCAGAGACCTCATTTATGCAACGCCCGTGCCAGTAACGCAGCGCGTCATGTCTAGCCTCGGCGCGCAAAAGTGCCACACGGCAATTGTCTATGTGACATTTCGCCACACGCCCCGAGCCACGGACGGTAAGACTTCGTCAATACCGTCACCGGCTCATAGCCTACCGGCTCAACCTCCGGTGCGAATAGCGTCAGTCATGCTCAATCCACGTATACGCGCATGTCCGACAATTCACTGACGTGGCGTCGACGCGAGCCTGAAACGCATCGCAGGGGCCGTAATGGTGAATGATGAAGGACAGCTCACGCAGGCAATCGCCTACATAGTCCTGTAGATAATCGATTTCAGCGATAAAGCTATCGAACGGCATAGGGCCTCGCGCGCATATATAGCGGGTTTGAGCGTGAATAACGTAAGGCTACCCACCAACCAACTGATTTATGAACCACCGATGCGGGTGCACTGGCATATCAGGCGAACGCCCTTTGAGTCCCTGCTTAGCGCGATAATCGAACCATGCTTCGCGTAGCTCTTGCTCATATTGGCTGGGTAGAGGCCCCGGCGTTTCAGCGGCGCTGCGAGCAATGCGCAACTCGAGAATGCGCTCCATTAGACGCGTCGGCTCATAGTGCGGTGTCGTCACGGCTAGGTAGATATCTTCGCCAGTGAGGCCCAGGCACAATGCGTCTTGGAGTAGGGCGCGAATCTCCCATTCCCATTGCGTGCGCAGCTCGCTGACAGTCGACTGCGCAACATCGAGCTCAAGCGCCACGTCTTTGACGCGTGAGCCAAGGCCTCGACGAATCCAGCAAGCCAAGACGCGCTGCTTCGTATCGGTGCGATCTGGGTCATTACGTCCAAGCATTACGTAAAGGGGGATAGTAGTCATGTCCTCCTCGCTGTTGTACGTGTGCAGTCGCTCTGACTCGGTGCCGTCGCCGCTGGCGTCCATTGTCAAGAACGCGTTGAGCCATTCAGGCGGCGGTACTTCGGCTGCGGCTGCTCGCACAGCGCGCATTACGCCCTTGCTCAGCGGGTTGTCGTCACTGAGGTAACCTTCCTGCTTGAGTGCGCGTAGCCGGCGTTTATCTTGGGGGCTGAGTGTGGGAGAGCTAAACTGGGTCATTGGAAGTGTCAGGCCATTCATTCCACGCCAGCTTTAGGTGCACAGTCGGCGTTTTTTCATCATCGTCTTCAACATCGCTCAGCAG